ATCCTGCTGAAGTATTAACTAAATGTAGGTTATTAGAATCCTGGAGTAAATCTAATGCTTATCAAGCAGCTCCCCCAATCTTACAGATTCAGTGGGGAAATTCTGATACTTTTGAAGGTCATTATTATATACTTACTTCTGCTACATATTCTCTTTCTAATTTTAGAAATGCTTCTAGACAACGTATGAAAGGTTCAGTAGATATAAGAGAAGACCTAAATCTGTATCCTGCTACTGCTACTCAAGAATTAATATTCAAACGAGTAAGCTCATATAGTTTATCTTATGAGGATATTGTTAAAAGTAAAGCTGCAGAAAAGACTGTGGGTATTTTTACAACCGATAAAATCAAGTAACCATGGATATAACTTCTTATTTAGTTGGAGCAAGTCCATACGATAATGGATTTACTCTGAATTATGGAGATGGAGATTATTCTTTAGAATCCTACCCATTACTTATACCCTCTTCTCCCAATGACTTTCAGCATACCCTGAAAGAGGGTGAAACTTTACAGAATATCGCTTATAGGTATTATGGAGATTCTGGTAAATGGTATATTATTGCTGAGTATAATAACATAATAAATCCGTTCACTGAATTAAAAGGTGGAATGGTATTAATGATACCGGCTTATGGAAGTTAAAGCAAATAATCCCATATTATATAAAGGCACAGGTACTCCTTACCTAGCCATTTTTGATAATCAAGGTATACCAGTTATGAACCCTCTTACTGGTATACCTTTAGGAGCGTATATAAGTAGCTGGTCATATGTATATGATGAAGAAAAAGAAAACTTAGCTACAATAACTATTGATACTGGTAATCCAGATACCGTAGATGTAGAAGCTTTACAAGAAAATAGAGATATCTTTTTACAGTGGGGATATATTTTTAGTGATGGTACATTTGTATCAAGCCCAGCTATAAATATCAAAGTAAGAGATTTCGATTGTATATTTGATTCTACAGGTACCCATATAACTATCAAATGTATCGATGGTACAAATCACCTTAGGTTTATGCCACCTCATAAACCCACCGAGGATACCGATGATAGTATGGTTAAATTCTTGGATTCAGGATGCGGATTAAATGTTGGAGTAATAATAGAAAGGTTTGAGTAATGGCAAATATAATAAGTAATCAAGCTTATCAAGCTATACAGGTACCCACAGAAGTTACTCCTGAAGTACAGGGTACCATTCTATATGCCAATCAGTTTAGTGGCATAGGTCAAGTAGGTATGCCAGACGATTTAGCTGAAGTACTTAATTCTAACTTAGGTACAATAGGTAACAATGTTCTAGTTCAACTAGAAGCTAAGATGGCTGCCTATGGTAATGGGCCTTGGTATGTGGATAGTAGAGATGGAGTAATTTACATACATAATCGTAAGTTTCAACAACCTCCTCATCATACCTATATATTCCAAGCTGAAAACGGAGAGGTATTAAGAGTATCCTTTACTACTCAGAGGTCTACTAAGCAGAAGATGATGCAGTTGGGTAATACCATAAAACCAGAAGATAAGCAAATGCAAATCCAGGTAAGTTATATAGATGATCAACAGAATGAGATTCTACATGACCCACTACAGTTAGATGCCCTATCTACAGTAGACGTACAAAGTCCTGGATTATTCCATAGATCACCTGAAGTTTTAAAACCTAATGTTGATAGTAAAGTAGAGAAATGGAAAGAAGACAGATTGAAATCCTTAGATGAAGAATTGGCTTCTAAAAAACAAGCTCAAAGACTAAAGACTGAATCTGCTAAGAAAGAATATGATGCTAAGGGTACTGGTTATTTAGATGCAGGTGGTGGATTAGAGTCTATGTCCGATACAGAATTAAGGGATGCTACTTCTCAAATGCTAGAGGAAGCTTATACTAAAGGAGAACTAACTAATATAAAATCTTCTATTGATGCACTAGTAGCGGGAGGAATGGACCTTACTTCTGCAATGAAACAAGTATACCAGGGTTTAAATTTCGTATTCAAAAATAAATACACTGAGGTATGGACTGAAGTTTGGGAAGACCCTCGTTCGTATTCTTCTGGAGAATTAAAGTCTTCTAGTCGTGTGAATAGTATGACTGAACTAAATGCCGAGAAAAGGAAAACTCAGGAGGGATTAGCTAAAATGCAAGAAGACCCAAATATCATTGTCTATCCCTTAACTCTTCATGAAGAATCCTATTATCCTCAAACTTATAATCCAGTCCAAGCTGGTAGAGGTCCTGGAGATAATCATGGGTACTATCGAAGCCGAGTAAAGGTATTCAAAAAGGTAAAACAGCTTTTGAAAGTACCCGCTTGGAAAACCCTTACTAACTTATATGATAGAACTGGAGGAGTAGGTAATAGAGAAAGAGCAATGAGGATAAATGCTAATGGAGGTTTAAAGATAACCGAGAAAAAGCTGGTCTGCCAAATGCAAGTAGTAGGAAGACCTTCATTAAAAACCTCCATGGTACTTCAGCTTTTGAACGTTGGTAAAAGGTGGTCAGGATATTGGTATATAAAGAAATGTACTCATAGAATGGATGCTGGTACAGGATATATTACTGACTTAGAATTAGTTAGGAATAATGGAACAGCTGGCTTTCAAGTTGCTGCTGGTAATATTAATACCCAAGATGTGGTATCTAATAATGCCAGAAGTCAAGGAACTACTGACGTAGGTAAAAATAAAGCTGGAGATGCTCATTCTTCTGATTTTACCATAAATGCTACTAAGGCAGAATATGAAGCCTTCAAAGCCTTAGATGGTAATACCGAAGAACAAAGAAAGTTTGTTCAAGATATGGTTATCTATAGGGAACAGAATGCTAGTACTCCTACTAAAGGTAACGATGGTATCATAGAAGTAGAAAGAACTGTATACCAATCTACGGGTAAGGAAGGAGAAGATGTAGTTACCATTACTAATGTTAAACGTAAAAAGGTAGAAGCTACTAAGGATGTATATCGAAAGTATAATTTCAATATAGATTATATTATTAAACAGATGAACCAAGACTTTTCTAAAACTGAATAATATGGCTTATGAATCAGCAAAAACAATAACTGAACAGGGATTAGAATCCTTGGGAAGATACTATTCAGTGTACAGGGCTATGGTAGTTAATAACACAGACCCCGATCATATGAATCGTATAAAAGTGGCTATACCTGAAGTAATGGGAGGAATAGTACTCTGGGCTTATTCAAAGGGTCAACATGGATCTACTGGGTCTGGTTTTAAAATGATGGCTCCTAAGAATGGTGATATAGTATATATTACCTTTGAATATGGAGATCCTAGTAAACCTCTATGGGAATATCATGGTTGGGCTCAAAACCAAATACCCGATATCCTGGATGATCCCGATACTATGGGTATAGTTACACCTAATGGGAATAGAATCTGGTTAAATGATAAAGATGGATCACTCAAGATGTACTTATATGGGTCTGCTACTATTTACGCCGAAGGCCCAGTAAGTATAAATTCTAAAGCTCAAGCTTATGTGAATGCCTCAAAGGTTATAGTGAACCAAGGTAATAATGATGGTATAATCAATATCAATGAATTAACCCAGAAACTAAACCAATTAGTTTCAGAGATAGAATCATTAAAAACTCAATATAATTCTCATACCCACTCCGGTATTCAATCAGGACCCGCAGTTAGTGGACCTGTTATTACTCCAGTCACGAAACCATTTTCTACTTTTAATAAAACAGATTATGAGGATTCTAAATTTGTACACTAATGGCAAATAACTTATACACTAATATTATCGGTATTGGCCCTTTGTTTCCAATACGGATTACTGAGAATGAAAAGGGAGAGAAAGGTTGGTATCCAGTAAATGGAGATATTGAACTTGTTCATAATAACCTATCTGCTCTCCTTTGGTATGATATAGGTCAAAGATTCAGGCAAGAAGATTTTGGTACTAGGCTATGGGAATGTATAGAAGAACCCAATACCCAGGCTTTAGCTTTCTTGGTAAAAGACTTCTTAAAGAAAGCTATCTCTACCTATGAAACTAGGATTACTTTTAAAAGCCTGAATATGAGGTTAGAGGGTACCAAGCTTTTCATCGAAATGAATTATGTAATTAATCAAACTGGTAGCCAACAGGTATTGGGTATTAGTTATGATAGGTCTGAAAATATTTTAAAATCTTACTAATATGATAACGAATAAATGGCTAAACCCTTATCAGAGATCCTTTCAACAGATTAAAGCTAAGTTGATTGAATCTCTTACTACTATCAAGGATAAGAATGGTCAGACTCTTATCACGGATTATTCCGAAGGTAATATTCTGATAATTATCCTATCTCTGTTTGCAGCTATTGCTGAAGTACTTCATTATTACATTGATAACGTGGGTAGGGAATCTTTCTTATCCACGGCTCGGCGTTATGATAGTGTAGTAAAGCATGGCTTATTGGTGGACTATCACCCAAGAGGAGCAGTAGCTGCTTCAGTAGATGTAATCCTAACTCGTGATCTTACAGGTAGTAATATTGCTTCTAGGTTAACTATCCCAAAAGAAACCCTCTTTACAGATGTTAACGGTAACTCCTGGCTTTCTGCTAGAGATGTAACTTGGTATGCTAATGTTACTACTTGTAAAATACCCCTGATTCAACATGAGAAATATAATCAGTCTGGGTTGTCAGGATTAGTAATACCTTCCGAAGGTAGACCAGAAATCACAATAGGTAAATTACCTGATGGTAAATACTATGAGCATGGTACAATGCAATTATCCATCGATGGAACTACTTGGACTTTAGTAGATACCTTTGCTTATTCTAAACCTTCAGATAAACATTTTATGGTAACTGTCAATGCTAGCCAAGTTGCCGTAATAGTATTTGGAGATGGTACCTTTGGTTCTATACCTTCTGCAGGTCAAAAGGTAACATCAGCAAGCTTCTATATCACCACGGGTATTCAAGGTAATGTACCAGCTGGTTCTATTGTACAAACTCCAGCCATAGTAAAAACTTCTATATCTGAGGTTACCACTAGTAATCAATATGCTGCAGGAGGAGGTTCTAGTTATGAGAACTTTGGTATGTTAAAAGAACATATACCCTTGAGTGTTAAAACTCTTGGAGTAGCTGTAAGCAAACAGGACTTCGTAGATTTAGCTATGCTAATAGATGGAGTAAATAAAGCTGCCGTAGATTATGAATGTGGAAGAAAGCTTACAGTATATATCAGTGCTGATAATGGTGGAGTAGCTGATTCTGCTATGATAAACAAGGTTTATACCCAACTATCACAGAGAGCCCCCTTAACTACTTGGCTTCAAGTTAAATCTGCAGGATTAGTAGATATAACCTTAGAGATAGAAGTAACCGGTAAGAAATCTTATAAGACCAACGAAATCCAAGCTCAAGTTCTGAATGCCTTATACAATGCTTATTCTATTGAGAACTCCGAGATTGGGGGCAAAGTAAGAATCTCAGATATTTATGCTTTGATTGATAACCTATCTACGGTAGATTACTTACATATCAAGAAGTTCTATATTAAACCTTGGCCTGTTACCATATATGGTAACAAGGAATTACTTCTTGGTCAGTTTAAATTAGAGAAAGCTAATGGGTCCATGACCTATTTTATAAACTTTACTGGAAGCAATTCATACACTGTAAAAGCTTCAAGTGGAGGATTCCAAACTACTGGCTCTGTAGGTAGTACTATAAACATCACTGATAAAAATAATGGTATCACTTTCTCTTTGGACATACAAGCAAATGGCTATCAACAGGGATATCGTTATTCTATTACTATCTCAGAACCTAATATGGATTATGAAGATCCTGGATATAACTTACCTGTATTCCAGAAATCTTCTCAATTAACTTTAACTGTTCACGAAACTGTTTAATATGATAGACCTTAAGAAACTTATAGATTTCCTACCTTTTGAATATAAAGACCAAGACACTTATAAGGTAGATGGAAAGGGTATCTTAGAAAGGTTCCTAGAAATTTGTGGAAGTTATTTTCAAGATAATATATCCGCAGATATTGAGAGTTTACTAGGAATAACTGACTTTGATACCTGCCCAGAGATTTATTTGAATTACCTTTGGGAAAGCTTTGGGCAATTACCTTTTGCAAGGTGGAATAATATTGATGAAGGGGCTTTTAAAACTTATTATAATGGTCTGTTAAGTGAAGCTGAATTAAATAGCCTTAAGTCTAAATGGATTTTACCTAAGAAAGGGGCTTTAGCTTTAACTACTAAACAGATAAGAGATTTACTCAAGTATTCTATATCTCTGATAAAGATACGAGGTACTTCTCAGTTCTTTGAAATATTATTCCGAATGTATGGGTTAAACTGTACCATTGATGACCCCGCTAAATCAGGTTATGATGGTTGGTTAAAAACACATCCTTACTTTGACCAAGATCAGTATTATGATAAATCTAACTTTGATAACATTTACGGTTGTAGTCAATGTATCAATGTAACCTTCCATATAACTGGACATGGCTATTCAAATAACTCGGGAGAATTTATAGAGTTCAGAAAAGCTATAGAAAATATAATCGATAGATTTAAGCCTTATCATGTAGGAGCTACTATTGATTATGGTTTTAATATAAATGATAATTATCTGATAACAGCCGATTTTGTAGACCCAAATATAAACACTATTCAGCCTGGGTATATAACCTCTGTACCTATTAAGGTTACAGTCTCTAGTAATTATCAAAATGCCGACTTAAGGTATCAGGTATCTGGAGATGGTAATACTTGGGGTTACAAGAAATATGAAAATGGCACTATTTTTAATGCCACTATAGGTAATCAGACTTATTATTTTAGAAGTGTGGGAGACCCGACTAAAGTTACCCAAGTTCATGTAAAATTAAAGGAAGTAGTCAAATCCTATAATATATCGGTTAATCCAACTACACTGCATATTACACCAACTAATAAGGAGGTATCGGCTACAGTTACAGCTACTCTTTATCAAGAAAGTAAACAGACTCCAGTTAATATACGATTGGTTGGGGAAACTGAAGTTAAGCCTTCTGGTTCAACTTATAAATTTAAAGAGCCAGGTACTTATGAATTCCAGATTGTAGAATACCCAGTAAAAAGAGTTTCACTGGTTGTTACTAGAGAACCTAATAAATACAAGGTTAAATGTACTCCAGAAGAATTCAAGCTATCAAGTAATGTAACTAGTTTAGCTAAAACCCTACTAACTATAGAAGATTATTATGATGAGGAAGGTTTGGAATGTTACTTGATTGGTAAAGATGATACTAGGTATAAATCTGGGGATACTTTCCAAACATTTGGTACTGGAGTTTATAAGTTTGCTTGTACTAAGGATAATTTAGAGAACTTTGATGGTATAGGAATATTTACCGTATATACCAGTATCTCTAAATTCACTTATCATTTATCTAAAGAATATCAAACTTTATCTTTAGAGATGGGAAGTGGATCTGTAAATCAAGAACTTTACTTATCAGTAACTCCCTCTGATGATCCCGATAATCTTATAGATTATCGAGTTAGTATTTATTGTGATAATACTAAGTTAACCGATATTACCTTGAATAAATCTGGTAATGGTAAAGCTAGTGCTACTTATTCATGCAATAAACCGGGAAGTTATAAAGCTGTATGTAAGGGAGATCCTTCAGTTTATACTACTTGGTCAGTATATAGTTATACCAAACCAGAAGATCCCTATATTTATATCGAAGCAGTAAATCCTTCAGATCCTAATTGGATATCTCCAAAGGATTGGGCTAATACTCCAAATAACCAGAAGGTAAATGTATCATATCAACTTGCTGAAGGTAAGTCGGTTACTATCCGAGTAATGCCTTTCGAAATAGAGGAATATGATTCAGTATTACTTATGGAAACCGGAGCAGAGTATAAATTCGAAGAAGTTATTACTTTAGATAAAGCGGGTACCTATACCTTTGTTGGTAAGGGTAATAAAGACAAGAAGGCTACATTAGTAATCAAAGACTATAATCTTGAAGTTAAGATAAGTTGTAGTCCTGAAAGAGCTACTCTAAGTGGGCAAGGAGAAGGAGAAGTATATACCACTGTGGTATGTTCTTCTAATCATAAGGATTTTATAACTGATGTAAGATTAGTGGGTCAAGCCGATTCACATCCAGTACCTTATGAATTTAGAACTTCTAATCCTGGTACTTATATATTTGAATCTGTTAACAAAACCGATGTAAGGTGTACATTTGAAGTTACTTTAGCTTTTGATGTACAACCAAATGAATTGGTTTGGAACTCTGATGATATTAGCAGTAAAACTTTCGAAATAGATATACCCGAAAATACAGCATGGAGAATAACCCCGAAACCTCAGGAATAAATCAATATTACGACATGTATACTGAAACATCCACTACATCTATAGTATCTAAAGGATTTACGGTAGCTTTTGCTACAGAGTGTCTTCAATTCTTATATGATCTTCGATGGATGATCCTATTAGCATTCATATTGATAATTGCCGACTTCTGGTTTGGAATGAATGCTAGTAAGTTAAAGGGGGGCATACCCATTAGAAAATCCAGAGCTGGAAGAAGAACTTTTAATAAGATAATAGATTATATATGTTACTTATTAATGGGAGCAGTTCTTGGTAAGGCTATTGGAGAGCCCTATGGGTTAGACCCATTAGTAGTATCTATAACCGTATTGGTAGTATGTTACGGATTTGAAGTAGATTCTATTTATGGTCATATATGTACATTACACGGAGTAGAAAAGAGATACAGTATCTGGAAGATACTTTGGTCTATAGTAACCTTGAAGTTCAATAACTTATCTGAAGCTTTCAAGGATATGTCAGAACAATCTAGGAATTATAAACAATCTAAAAACAATAGTAACAATGAAAACGTACTTTAAATATGAGGGTTTGATTAAATCTAAGGAGGCAGCAGAAGCAATTGCTGCCCCTGTTGCTCTTGGCCCATTCTGTGGATTCGGCTCAGTTAAAGTATCTGGTAATAGACTATCAGTTCAAGCTAAAGCAGAAGATGGTAAGGTATTTAAAAATGACGTGGCAGATAGGATTACTGCCAGATACATGGTAAAGAATTCCGAAGATGGGGAATCACCTCAGATAAACTTTGGTTGTATCTCTAGAGATGGATATATATTTATCTCTGATGATGAAGAGATTATAGTAGACAATATCCAAGGTGCTCAAGGGGCTAATTCAGATATCTTCTTATTCGCAGTTCATCAAGAAGTATCAGAACCAATTGAAAACCCTATTACTTTCGTAGCATATTGGTCTTCATCTTATGAAAGCTTATATACTCTGTATAAACAATCACAGAATCCTTACTATCCCTTAGCAGAAGACAAAATCTCTTGGGATATAGTAAAGAATAATCCTGCTTCACATGAGAAATTAAATTATACCTATCTTAATTCTCAGGTAGAGGGTGTTTGTGAACCCTACAGAAATAGTAAGAATACCATGGTACTGATTGGAGTATATGGTTCTGGTACTGATGCTAATACGAAGGAGTCAGAAAACTATGCAATCATCCCTTATGGAGGTTGTTTCCCTCAACCACTACCCTTTAACTCAGCCTACAATGGGATCATGACCCATTCTATTCAAAGAGTAGAACATGTACTGGAAGGATTCGGAGGTAAAGATGACCAGACTAATGGTATAACTAATCTACAAGAATATCTTACTAATCTGAAGAAAGAGCTTATAGAAATGATTAAAAACTCGGCTTCTTCAGTTCCCACTGGATTAATCGCTATGTTTTCAGGTACTACTCCTCCAGATGGTTGGGCATTCTGTGATGGTATGTCTGGTAGACCTAATCTATTGGGTAGATTTGTAGTAGGGTATGATCCAAGTAATCAGGATTATAATACCATTGGTAACATGGGAGGAGAAGCCTTAGTAACTCTTACTCTAGACCAAATACCTCCTCATAGTCATAAGATTACATTTAAAGAAGAAAAATGGGGGGACAATGCTAATAATAGACCATTCCCTAATCATACTAGGCCTGACTCGGGTTATACAGCAGATACTCAAGTAACTGGTGGAGGTAGTCCTCATGAGAATAGACCTCCTTATTTCGTACTAGCTTATATCATTAAACTATAAACCTATATAAACTTTTAAAATTATTAGGGCTTTATTTTATAGAACAGCTAATCGCTTTCGTCCAACACACAAGTGGAATTCTTATTGGGAAATAAGTTACACTGGAAAGGGAACCTCATACACTGGGTTCCCTTTTTTATGTTAGTAATGTAAGTCTTCTTTAGCTTTCTCTTCCCAATATCTTATATCTTCTTTAAGTTCTGAGATATATCTTACCGAAGATTTAGTTCTAGGCATATCAAAAAACTCTACTAATAAAATGTTAGTGATACGAGAACCATCCTTGATTCTCTCTTTAATATAGGGAGGAGGACTAAGCAATATCTCGAAGATCAAATAAGCATCGGGAGATAGGTTCTTCTTCATATATTTATATAACATATCAAGCATTTCTCCTTTAGCTTTCTCTTCTTCTGTATCATCTTCTAGTTCTTTATCATTATCGAATAAATCTTCTAATTGGTAAAGATTCTGATGATATTCTGCTCCCTCTCCATAAGCAGTTCTTAATAAATGATTCTTAAAGGTACTGAGAGAAGCTAGTATCCTTGCTTTTAAATGTTCTTCTTCACAAGTACCGTAATATTTATTAAAGACAAATAACATCTTATCCCAGAAATAAGAACTTATGATATCTGGTGTAACATTAAACCTCCTATTATCAATTTGCTTAGTAAGACGTCTGATAACTGGTTTACAGATTTTATACATCCTATCAAAAGTTTCCTTATCATAATTTTCTTGCATAGGCTTCAACCTATGTATCTCTGATCCGTTGTTGCCATTTTCCTTTATCTTCATAAGTCTATGTTTTAAAATGATATGCAAATATAAGTATAATAAATCAAATATAAAATAATATATTAATAAAGTTCACCTAGAAGCTGAGGATTAGTGAGTACTAGGATGAGAGTCTATATGTACAACTCTAACCGAGACTATAGAAATCTATATGATTATACTTAATTATATTGCAATATGAAAAAAGATAATACCAAGTTTGAATTTGACACCAGCTTTCAATTAGAAATCCTAAGGTATCTCTTAAAGGATAAAGAGGGAGGTCTAATAATCAAAAAGATTAAACCAAGTTACCTAGTTCTGATTGAGCATTCTTTAATTGCCGAGGGCATATTTAAGTTCTTCAAAAAGAAAAACAAGATGCCTTCTAAGAATATCCTTAAAGAAGTTATAAAAGAATTGCTTGAATCTAAAAATTACGTTGACCTGGTTACTAAGGATGATATACCCAATATCCATAAAATAATCGATGACCTATATTCAAATCCCTTGAATGATTCCGAATACATTCAAGAAAAGATATATCAATTCTCTACCTATGTAGAGATGAAGAACTTGAATGATTCTTTTGATTTGGATAACTTCGAACAATACGAAACCTATTCAAGGAAAATAGAAAAGATACTTCAAAACTCAAAACCTAAGAAAGATGATGAACCTATCTTTATGATAAGGGATATTACAGAAAGACAATTCAAACGTCAAGCAGAACCATCTGTAATACCTTGTCCATTTAGACAACTTAATGATATTACCAATGCTGGAGGTTACCCAGAACATTCAGTAAATGTTATTCTTGATAAACCCAAAGCTAAGAAAACTTTCTTCATGGTAAACTTGGCAAGAGGGTATTTAAGAATGAAGAAATCAGTTTTATATGTAGATACTGAAAATGGTAAAGAACAAATCATGGACCGATTTATTCAATCCTCTATCAATAAAACTAAGAAGGAATTATACTCGGGTGAATATGATAAACTCGAAGCTAAACATCTTCGTAAACTTGCAAGATTTGGAGTTGAACTAGTAGTTGAAAGAGTTCCTGCAATGATTACAGATTGTAATTATATAAGGGAACTTATAATTAAGCTAAGAAACCAGGGTATCAATATTAAAGTACTGATGGTGGATTATGCAGGAAAGCTTGCTTCAATTGCCAGAGATAAAGAGGATTTCGACCGTATATCAAATGTATATATTGATATTCAGAATCTAGCAGAAGAGATGGACTTAGATATCGTATGGACCGCTCATCATATTACCAGAGAGGGTAAGAAACATAGGACTACTAGATATGATGAAAATGATATCTCGGGTTCTATTGCAATTGTTCGTAATGCCCATACAATAGTTGGTCTTAATTCTACTGAACAAGAAGAAAAAGATGATATACTTCGTTGTGAATTAGTAGTACAAAGAGATGGTTTACCTAGTGGTAGAGCATTATTCAAATGTGATGTTGAAAGGCAAAGATGTGTAGAGTTTACTAAAGAACAACGTAAACAGTACGATGAAATATATGGTGAGAAGCTCGAGGAATCTCTCAAGAAGAAAGGGAATCCCGATGCTAATGAAGATAAGTATAACAATAAAAATGGAGATATATAAACCTAAAACATTAAGATTATGATTAAGAGATTAGAAGGAATTCAAAAAGGACAGAAGGTTTACTTAGTACCTTCAGATTCAAGATGTACTCCACAATATGCAGAAGTATATTCAGTGGGTCCCAAGTATATCAAGTTAACTGGAGTTAATATAAGTTTAAGGGAATTCTTCTCTGAAGATGGAAGATCTGCTAAATGGGGAGGATGGGAACTTTTCCTTTCAAAGGAATCCTATGAAGAACACAAAGAATTACTTTCACTTAGGTCACAGGTAGTTACTTTATTTGAGCAAATGGTACTGAAATGCGAAGACCTAGATAAATTACGTAGGCTAAAGAAAAGATATGCCGAATATGATGACCCATTACCATTTTAACCATGAGTAAGATCACTAATGAATTTAAAACCAAGCTCTACAATTATTTTATTAAGAGCTTGGGCGCTTACAAATATAAACACGGTTGGATGAAATTACCCGTATGCCCATTCTGTCATAGGGAACATAAGATGGGAATTAATCTTTCCATGTACCGTACCAATTGTTTTAGATGCAATTATCATATGAATCCTGCTCAACTAGTAATGGATGTTGAGGGATTTGATACTTATGCCGAACTTTTAAAATTTCTAGATAATGGGAACTTTACAGACAAAGCTTTCTCAGAAGAGAAGATTGAATTATCCGATGCTAAGCCCGTCTATCTTCCAGATGGGTTTAAACTCCTTAATCAAGGAACATCACAAGTTGCAAGAAGCATTAGAAGTTACATGTCGAGCCGTGGGTTCACTATCGAAGAATTATCAAAACATGGTATCGGATATGTTGCTACAGAAGGACCTTTTTTTGGGTACCTCATCATACCATATTATTATAAGGGCACGCTCAGGTATTACAATGCGAGAAATGTTATTGGACAGGGCCCAAGATACAATAATCCAAATAAAGATATTACAGGACTTGGAAAGGAATTTATTATCTTCAATCAAGATGCCCTCGACATGTATAGCTCGGCATTTATCTGTGAGGGAGCAATCAATGCACTTACTATGGGAGACAGGGCTATTGCCACCATGGGTAAGGCAATCAGTGCTTACCAAGTTAACCAGCTTATCAAATCTCCAGTTAATAGATTCATACTTTTATTAGATTTTGATGCGAGGGATTATGCTATTAATTTAGCTCTTAAGTTAGTAGCTTATAAAAAAGTTAAGGTGGTATTATTTAAAGACAACAGAGATGTAAATGACTTAGGTAAGAAAGCAGTACTAAAAATGGTTTACAAAACTAGATATCAGAGTTATCAAGATTTAATTAAGTTACGGAATGAAAAGTAATCTGTCAAGATGGGGCTTATCCCGATATTATATTACCAAAGGAGGTATACTGTATTTTAAAACTTTAAACAAGGGTTGGGTAAAGAAACCCTTCAGACTTTTAGAGAGTAAGAAGAGGAAGAAGTATACTCAATCACTTTTGAACGACGAAGGCAAATATGTTTATGGGTATTTACATAGGCTAGTAGCTATGGCTTATATACCTAATCCTAATAATTACCCAATAGTTAGACATCTAAATGATAACCCCTTAGATAATAGATTAGCAAATTTAGCTTGGGGTACACAAAAAGACAATGTTAAGGATTCTATAAAGAATAATTCCTTCCATTTCTTAGAACACCCAAGTGGACCTAATCATCCAAATTACAATAAGCCTCCCCATAATAAATTATCGCTAAGAAAAGAACGTAGAGTATTACGTTTATATTATAAAGGTCTTAATATAAAGGATATACAATTAAGGCTAAGGTTAAAGTCTTCTACCTCAATTAGAAGAATACTTAAAAACCGTAGCCTATTGAAATAAGGATTTCCTATTATAATATATAACTTAAAAATATAAAGATATGCCTAAATTAAATGAACATAGAATAGTTAAACGTAGGAATTGGTTCTTTCCTTTTAATTATGAGGGAGGCACTATTGGAATGTTTCAAACTTATTACGTAGTAGAAGAATGGTATGCTCCAAATGACATCCAATTGCTATTACTACTAAAAAGGCTTATGAACGGTTTAAAGAAACTGGAGAATGTATTTATAAATATTATGGGAATCGAATATGAAACAATTATTAGAAGCTATAAAAGCCAAATATTTGTGCCTTCATGATTGGGAGGCAATATATAGAGTTGAATATATTGATGGTTGGAAAATCCTATTAAAATGTAAGAAGTGCGGTAAACTTAGAAAGAGAATAGTATGAGAGACCCCTCTATTCATATAACTAAGCATCAATTCGAAAAAATCCTATCTCAGTTAGAGGTATATAATTTTCCGATTGATGCTTTCTTTGTTATTGCTCGTAAGGAAGCAATAAATACTAGAGTTGTAGTTGTTACAAACAATAAGACAACTAAGAAAGTTTCTAACATTTTACTAGCATCTAAGGGAGATGCTGCTTTAGTTGCTGATATTATATATGCAACTCGTATAAAACTAAAGCATAGAGGAGTTAGAAAAATAAGAGAAACAGAACCAAGAAATTGGGCAGTATGTAAAAAGATAGCAGAGCTATGTAATCAATTCTGTGAAGATTTTCAATTGGATACCCGGGAAGGTTTTATTAAATATATCGAACTAGGTATCAAGAAGATGGACGGTAATTACAATAACCTCCTAAACAGATTATCTTCTATGTCAGAAAAGATTTCAGATTTATATTCTGCTACATTGGAAATGGGAGATGATTCTGGTAATGCTAAAGCTATCCATGATTACTTCATAAAAAGGGTAGCAGATGTTACTGGTATATACGAATCATTTGTTAATCAGCCAGATAAATATATACACTTTGTAAGGTTAGATAAATTTCTATCAGAGAAAGGGTGGGACCCAATTCAATTCATAGATGCTCAATTTGAATCCCTTGCTTGGTGTAATGGTTTACCTGAACCAAGTCAGATGTATAATGACAAGGCTATAGAAAGGTATAATAAATACTTATTTAAACATAAAAATCATTCACAATCAGAGGAACCTAAAGTAGAGGGAAGCCTCTGGTCAAAAATTAATCAATCATGAAAGCTTTTAAAAATCGTTTAGAGGAGATGGCAGAAGCCACTGTAAATGCTTTGGATTATTCCGATAGCAAAGTAGAGTACCCGGATATTTCTAGGGTTCAGAAATGGCCTAAGGAAATAATCTTACCCTTATATGATTTATACAAGAATACTCGGTATTCAGAATTAGCTTCAATCCTTATGTATACTCAGCATCAAGCTAGGTTTGGAGAAATAGGAGAATTGATGCTGGGTATCGGATTAGTAGAAATGGTACATTATGATAAACTGGGAGACTTCTTATTAAAGGCTTCCGATGTAATGGATACGGATATACCAGGAAATAATCAGTTAACTGTACATCCCCTAATAGATCTTGGTACTTCGGCAGAATCTGCTTTAAAATTATCATTACAAGCAGAAAAAGAAACTCTAGAAGAATATTATAAAGTATTCGATTCTCTGAATAAAAAAGAAGAGTATATAAAGAGAAGTGATTATATTCCAGTTACCTATCTTATCCAGAAATTCATTGCTGATGAAGAATATCACATTTCTCTTTTAAAGAAAGCTCTGAAAGAATACGAGGATTCCGATGACGAACCTAAGAAATGTAAATCAGTAACAGTAATCATATGAAAATCATAATTCGTAATTGTAACGTTGCAGAATTAGATATACCCCTAAAATATGCAATGAAGTTATATAACGAATTTGCTATCAGACACCCCAATGCCTTTTACCTCCGTACTAGGCAACGGGGTATGCAAAACTGGGATGGCAAAATAAAGTATATAACCAAGACTGGTCAATTTAAGATAGGCTTACTTCCTTCAGTATATAAAAGATGTATTGAACTTGGAATTAAGCCTATCATAGTAGATATGAGACAACCTTTACCTAAAGTCAGTAAAGTTGTAACTCAGATAGGTAAGTATAAATTAAGACCCGAACAAGAGAAAGCTGTTAAGGCAATCTTATCTAATAAACTAGGTGAAACACCTTTTCAGATTGGGGTATTAGATTATACAGTAAATGCAGGTAAAACTCTGATTATGTCTGCCTTATATTTATCATATAAGAAGCAGTTAAAGACTTTGCTTATAACTAATGACTCCGATTGGTTAAATCAAGCTAGAGATGAATTTAAGCAATATCTACCGGGAGAAGATATTACCTTTGTTCAAGGTAAAGTTTTAAACTGGAGTAATTTTACTATTGGTATGGTTCAATCTATTTCTCGGAATATGAAATATTATCAGAATGAACTTGCTAAGATTGATATGGTATTAATCGATGAAGCTGACCAAGGAGGTAGTAAGCAATATCAGAATGTGATCACTAGGTTATTTAATACCCGAGTTAGAATCGGATTATCTGGTACCATTTATATGAGTAAGCTTGCCAAGGATAAAGTTAAGAATATGAATTTACGTTGTTTCTTTGGCGATGTAATAGCAGAGTTTAAACTTAAGGACTCGATTAAGAAAGGGTATTCAACAAAGACAATTGTAAAAACAGTAGAAGGTAAACCTTGGTTTGGTAATTGGGAATCAGATTGTATGTCCTATAATGAAATATATGATGATTCCATTACCCATAATAAGATTGCCTGGACCATGGCATTAGATAGGTTGAAATGGAACCTTAATCAAGGTAGATATCCTGCTCTCGTAGTATGTAAGCATATTGCACACTGTGAAAATCTATGCAAATTCTTTAAAAAGAAGCTAGATAATACCTATAATATTGCTTATGTGCATGTTAATACTCCTACTAAATTAAGACAACAGATAATGAAGGATTTTAGGGAGGGTAAAATAGATATCCTTGTATCAACTACAATTATTGCTCGAGGTAAAAACTTCCCTAAGCTCAGATATTTGTTGAATACTGCCAGTATGGATTCTCAAGAAAAATCAATTCAGTTCTTAGGACGATTGGTAAGAAAGGATGAATCCAAATCCAAAGTTTACCTAGATGATTTACATTATCCCGGGAATTATTTAAGTAGGCATGGGGATCATAGAAGAAAGTATTATCAAGATCAAGGACTTAAAGTTATCCGGTTAAGTAAGCTCTGGGATAAGTACCCTAGACATAAGCCTTTTCAAGGATAATAATTTCTGACTATGAGTATATACTTTTTCTCCGTAGGAGGAAAGGTATATTACATGTTACGTTAAGAGGCATTAACCATTAATAATCATAAACAATGAAGATTCTACAAAAAATCAAATCATTATTCAATTGTTCTGTAATACCTCCAGAACATATATTCAATGGCATAGGAATAGAATATATAACTCCTATCAAAAAATCCAGGGATAAGCCTGATGAAGTTCGATATTATTTTATGATTCATTTTCAATCTGGGTTAGTAATCAAAGTTCAGATATATACTTCTGAAATAGAAGTACCACCCATTCTTCTGTCTATCAGGGAACTATTTATAAATGGTATAGGACATTCATATATTACTCTGTATCAAGATGAGATGATGGATGTTCAAATCATAAGATATTATCATAAAGAATTTTAAATTGGGAATTATGGCAAAGAAGAAACAAACTTTACCTGATATCAAGAATCAGGATCCTTTAGAACCTATTCATATTGCAGAACTGGGTTCTAATTCAGACCCCTGTTTTGGTATTGGTTATGACTTATCAACTAAAGAATGTAAACTATGCGGAGACTCAGAATTATGTGCATTCAAGATGTCACAGAATATGAATATCACAAGGAAAGAGCTAGAACAGAAGAATCAATACAAGGATTTGGATGTATTAGAAGACACGGTTGGAATCAAGAAATACATCCGAGGCTTGATTCGGAAAGGGAAAGAAAGAAAAGAAGTTATTACCAAAACCGTTGAGAAATTCGAAGTACCAAGAAAACGTATTAGAGAACTTTATAAAGAATGCAAAAAATAGAAATGATATGGGCTATGTTCAAGGTATACCTTAACAACCCAAATTACTATGTGAAACAAGAGGATATACTTGCTAATGTATGCGGCAATGGAAGCAGAGATGTAAGGAGGATGATGAACTCTCTTGGTATTCACAAGGGAGATCCATCAACATTAACTTATGGCCAACTTTTAAAACAATGCAATATAATATGAACAGATTAAGATTTATCAAAGTAAGAGACGTAAAATCTCCATCAAGAGGAAACGAAGGAGATGCCGGATTAGATTTCTATATCCCTGAAGATTTAACTCTACAGGATTTAGTAAATGCTAATCCCAAATTAATGTTCCATTCTGAAACACCGGAACCTGGTAAAGTAAGACTTGAATATAACCCAAATAACCAAGTACAATTCATCTACATTTACCCATTCACCAGAATACTGATCCCATCAGGTATCATGGGTTTATTAGAACCAAGGTCTTCTATGCTGATGGCAGCAAACAAATCTGGTATATCAACTAAGATGGGGCTTATCTATACTGCTGAGATAGTAGATTCTCCCTATACCGGAGAAATTCACATAGGTGTATATAATACTTCTCATGAGATTCAAGTAATAGAAGCTGGAACCAAGTTAGTACAGTTTATTCATGTACCAATTTATCTTACAGAACCCGAAGAAGTAACTAATGAAGAATTCTACAATGATGCTCAGTATTGGGGAACAAGAGGTAATAACGGATTCGGATCAACCAATTAATAATCATAATATATGTATATGGCAACTTTAGATGAACTAGCGAATAGAATATCGGTATTAGAGAATCGATACTCAACTTTAAACCGTGTAGTGAACGGACATACTACCGAGATACATAATCTTGATACTAGATTAGATACTGCAGAATCTAAACTAAATAATCATGAGAAACGGATTAAAACTCTAGAAGTTAAAGTAGAAGATCACGAAAGGAGACTTCAACTGATAGAGAACTCTCATATAAAGTATACCGTATCAAGAAAGGTAAAATATCCCAAGAAAGCAGACCAGGGATTCTATCTGTATCTTCCTGAAGATCTTACGATTGATATTCTCATGGAATACAATAACGGAGTAATCAAACAGAAATGGAACTGGTTGAATAGAATCTTCAATCCACAAGGATTCGGTAAAGTATCTTTCGACTTAGATAGAAACAGTGAGGGTCATATTAAAACTATCGTTCTTGGTCAGAACACCAGGTTATTAATCCCAACCGGTATTCATATTGAAGAATTCACTCCAGTTAAGTCTGTACTGAAAGCTGCAAATGAAGAAACTAATTCTATCAACAGTGGTTTAGTATACGGTATAGAAGTACTTGGTCAAATTCCCGGAGATGAAGTAGTGGTAAGTGTATTCAACCCAACTTCTGAAATCATTGGAATCGAAGCTGGAAGCGTATTGGTTCAAGTATTACATTTATTCTCTTATCATACAGTACCAGAAAAAGAATAGTTACTATGGATATTTCTAATCTGAAAGAAAAAGCCCCTGAAATTAAACAGGGGCTTGAACTTGAGAATATGTATGAGATTGGCTATCGTCAATTAGACTGTTATAAACCCTTAGAAAGGTTACCAGAATATCCCATGGATATTAACAGTACTAAAAATCAATCTCTTATGAAAACCCTTATATCTCAAGTAGTAGAGGAGTTAATGGAGGGTTATGAATCTACTTCTAATATAAATGATATTCTAGAAAACAAGGGATGGAATACCAATTTATATACCGACGTAGAAGAGATTCAGGTAATCAACAATCTACAGAATGCTAATGAAGAACAAGCAGATGCAATAGGATTCTTCTTATCAGCTTTGATATATGCTAATATATTGCCAGAGGATATCTATAGTTGGGCAAACAAAGAACTGACTAAAGGGCAAAAGGCAGTAGAAAATTTAGAAGACGTAATGGCATTCGGTATTCATATGATTTTAGAGATGGATGCCGTTAGTAGTATATTCAAAAATTTCAAGCTAATATCCGAAACAATTGAGGATAAAACTTCCGAGTATATAAAGGGATTCAAGGAAATGAGTCCAAATTTGCATACTGATGAGAAAAATATTTTGTTTCAGATAGTGTATGTTTTGAATCTTGCTAGAAATACTCTTAAGAATCGTACATGGAAACAGTCACCAGTAATAATTAAAGAACTAGAATTCCAGGATAGGCTGGTAGAGTCATTCTATTATTATATGGGATTCCTATCAATAATGGGATTTACTCCATTGGGTATATACGAGCTGTATTTCAAGAAAGAACGGTTGAATGAATGGAGAATCACTACACAATATTAACTTAATATTGAATTATGAAGCAAGACAATATACCTGGGTACCCAGGTTACTACTTAGATCGAAAGGGAAATCTTTGGAGATTTAAGGAAGATAAATGGGTAAAAGTAAAAAAGTATATTAGTCCAAAAGGATATCCCCATGTTCATCTTTATGATATTAATACTAAAAAGTCACGTATTAGAAGATTGAATAGGTTAGTGGCTATCCTTTATATACCCAACCCTCATAATTTACCTGTAGTAATGCACCTAGATAACAATCCTCTAAATAATCGGGTAAGTAATCTTAAATGGGGTACATATAAAGAAAATACACAGCAGATGATGAGGGAAGGTAGAAATAAGGGCCAGTTTGTTTCAAAATTATCCCAAGAACAATTAAAAGAAGTAGTTAGATTGTATGATTCTGGTAAGTTTACTTTAAAAGAGTTGTCGATTGAATTTAATTGTAAAAATATGAGTAGAATAGTAAGACGAACGAAAGGAGAGATAGTAAAATGAGTGGTTGGAATTCAAGGTTACCTGGCTTAGAGCTTAATACAGAAGAGCAAATCCATTCATTAGAATTTGCTACTTCACAAGAAGCATGGGAAAAGTTAAATGAAGGATTTCTAAGACTAGAACCATCTTTATTTGCAAAAGGTGCTACCGCAAACAGTGGAGTAGCTGTGGTATATAACGTATTTATAAAAATACGTAAAGCTTGGGTAGACCCAGATTTTGATTATGGTAGATGTTTCAATTATAAAGAGACTAAGTGGACAAGCTTACTGAACAATTACATTGATTTCAATAAGCTTGATTTATTGCGTAGTAAGCTGAGAGTACTAAAAACCAAGTATAATCAGAATTACAACGTTACTTATATGTTTAATAATCATCATGATAACGGTAAACAATGTTTAATTGCTGCTACATTCTCCAAACGATTTGGGGAAGACATACCTGTTATTACAATGGTAATCAGGGCATCCGAGATAACAAAAAGGTTAATCTTCGACTTCTTACTAATACAACGAATGGCGGAATATGTGTACGGACCAGAACAATCAGTACAAATCAATTTATTTGCCACTCAAATGTATGGGAATGTAGAAACACTTCTGATGTATCATACTCATAAACCTTTGAAGAAGGTATTAAAGGGAACTGATAAGGAAAATTCTTGGATAAAGAGGTTGAATGAGGTATTTGATAAATTTCAAAACGGTAAAGAGAAAGATTTCTCTAGTTTTAAGGTATTCTTTAGAAGTTTTAAAGTGCTTCGACCAGATTTATATAAGGAAACCTATAAATCTATGAAAGCAAAGGAATTACTTCTTGAATATGAAGATATCGAATATCCCGAGAATGTAATCTCTTACTCTCAACGTAAAGCATATAAGAAGAAACTTTTAAAACAGAAGAAATGAGAATTTATAGCAGTAGTTATGAGTTAATGTCTGAAATGGGCAGAGAACTCAACAGTTATGGTCAAACTGTAAAACCAAAGACTTACCAGAATAAGAATATTGAAGGTAATGAAGATTTTGTAACTAAAGAGATCATTTGCCAACAATATTGCTTAACATCCTTGCAAGATCCAACGTGGCTATTCTTCTATTCAAGATCTAGGAAATGGGCAGATGCCGAGTTTAAAGAAAGGATTAATACTTCTGAGATAATTAACCCGGGCAAAGCTTGGGAATTAAGAAAAGATTTATGGGAACAGTTCTTGGTAAATGGTAAATTTGATTATACCTATAACGAAAGGATGGCAATTCTTCCATATACCATACAATTACTAAAATCAGATTCTGATACTCGTAAAGCGGTATTACCTATATTTAATGGTAGTGGTGAAGATGATACTCTTTATTACCATGGAAGTAAACGTATACCATGCTCAATGTATTATGATTTCCTTATCCGAGAGAATGGTAAGGGAGAAAAGGTATTACATATCTGTTATCATCAAAGAAGTTCGGATTTTGTTACTCATTTTGGTAATGATGTATACCTTGCATGGAGACTAATGGAATATGTAGCTAAAGAGGTTGGAGTAAAACCAGGTTATTTGTATCACACCATAGACTCATTACATACTTATCAAAAAGACTGGGATAAGTTAGCCAGTTCTCTAAGAGTATTTGAGGATACTATCATATAATACATGCTTTATTTCTATTTTGTTTTGATGTCATTTTCGCAAAATGATTTAAAGTAACTCATATCAGGTTTAAGGAAGTAGGTCTGGGAAGATATACTTCCTTATTTTATTTAAAAAACTTCTAGTATGGAAACGAAATATAAGATTATAACTAATAAACAAGAGCTAAAGAAACTTATCCAATGCTGTAAGCAAACTGGTTATGCTTCTGTAGACTTTGAAACAAATGCCGAGCCAATATATAACAAATCTTTTAAACCCACTATATTATCAGTAACTTTTCAACCGGGTTTTGGATGTTCTATACCTTTAGACCATTTCGAAACAAAGAAGTATACTTCTAGTGGTTGGAATTGGAAAAAGATGCTTCGTAAATTTGGTGAAGAGATAATCGAAAATCCTGAAGTAGTTAAAGTTGCTTGGAACTACAAGTTTGATGACCAGATATTTCAAAAGTATAATATCTATTATCGAGGAGCATGTTTGGATGGTATGCTTGCTAAATATCTTTTGAATGAAGAAAAACCCAATGATTTGAAGTCCATGGTAAGAAGGTATTTACCAGAATATGGAGATTATGAAAAGCAAGATAAATTCGATAAGATTCCCTGGGATAAAAAAGAATTAGAACCACTTTGTCATTATGGATGTCAAGATACTGATTATACTCTCCGATTAATGCTTTTCTTTGAAAAGAAGCTAATTGACTTAGGATTATATAATACTTATCGTAATTTAATCATGACTGCTTCTAGGGTATTAACTTCTGTAGAAAAGAATGGTTTATATGTAGACAGGGCATTCAACCAAGAATTATTAGATTCTTACTTACCAAAGATAGAAGCAGCTAAGGAAGCAATATATAATTTACCTAGAGTAAAGAAGTTTACTAAACGATATAATCAATCCAAAATTGAAAAATATATTGCTAGATTAGAAGAAGAGATAGAAAACTTAGATTCTGAAGTAGATAAGAGAAAAATACAATCTAGGGAACAAAAGATTGCTAATATACGAGCAGGAGTTTTTACTACGAAAAAGGAATTAGAGTTAATTAGACCTGTAAGTTTAGGTAGTTCAGTAGATTTACCTCAATTAATGTATTCAGAGGAAGGATTTAATTTCGAGGTAATCAAAAAGAATGATACTGGTAATCCAAGTACAGATGAAGAAACACTCACTAATTTAAGGTTAACAGTTAAAAAACCTGATTCACCTAAAGCAGTATTCCTAGATAGTTTATTAGAGTTGAGAGGTTTAGAGAAAATGTATAAAACCTATATAGAGGGTTGGCATGAGAAAACTCAAGATGATGATAGACTACACGGAAGATTCCTTATTCATGGAACTACATCGGGAAGATTATCTTCAGCAGAGCCCAATGCTCAGCAAATACCCAAGACATCAGTAGACCCAAATATAAAGAAACAATTGGTTGCTCCAAAAGGAACCCTTTATATTGCTAGTGACTTTAGCCAGGCAGAGTTAAGAATTATGGCTCACTTATCTGGAGATGAAACTTACTTAAATGCTTTTAACTCTGGTCAGGATCCTCATTTGGCAATTGCTGCTACTAAATATCATGTTCCTTATGAAGAAGCTTTAAAAATATATGAGGATGAAAATCACCCAGATCATAAGATATGGAAGGTAAGGAGAAAGCAAGCTAAACAGATTGCATTTGGACTTATTTATGGAATTGGTGCTAAATTACTAGCAGTAAAATTATCTGATCCAAAATCTGGTATCATAGTTACACCAGAAGAAGCCCAAAAGGAAATGGATATATTCTTTGGTCAACATCCCAAGTTAAAAACCTTCTTAAAGAAACAAGAGAAGTTCCTTAGAAAGAATGGGTACTTAGTTTCTTTATTTGGTAGAAAACGAAGATTACCCCAAATTTATTCTTCAGATAGAGGAGAAGAAGCTTATGCTTTACGATTAGCCTTGAATTTCCCTTGTCAATCTGCAGCATCAGATATGTGTTTATTTGGAAGTATATTAATATACTACCTTATGAGACAAGGAAAATTACCTCCTACAAAATCAGTATGCTTGGTTCATGATGCTAATTATCAAATTACTAAACCAGAAAACATAAACACATGGAGTATTTATGAGATGTGGCAAATTTATCGAAACCCATTAACTAAACCCTATTTTGGTTTTCAGATAGATGATCTAGATATGGAAATGGACTTTGTTATAGGTAGATCGATGGCAGAAGAACTACCTTTTATTCCTGGATATGATTATAGAAAAATGCTCGAACCCGATTTTTCAGTAGAAGAGTACATGGAAGAGCATAAGAAATATAAGCATATAAAGATAAAAGATTACCCTAAAATATTCAAGAAGGAGATAAAGAAATATAAAGAGGGATATGAAAAGAAAGTACATTAGTAATATGCCTATTGAAGGATTCTCTAAATATCACATATGTAAGAATGGCCGATTATATTCTATTCATAGTGGTACTTGGAGATTGATAAAACCAGTAGCAAAGAGTACTGGGTATATATCTAATAATCTAATATCTGATTCTGGTAAAAGAGCTAATTTCTATCGACATAGATTAGTTGCAGAAGTTTATTTACCAAATGATAATCATACTTTAGTAGTATGTCATAAGGATAACAATCCTTTAAATAATCGGGTAAGTAATTTATATTGGGGTACTCCAAGAGATAATACTCAACAGTGTATAAGAGATGGTAGATTCCCATTTCGTAAGAAGAAAAAGGTGGATGAAAATAAGTTGATATATCAATACAATATTGGAATACCCAGAAAAGATATATTAGAAGAATTTAGGATATCCACTAAACTACTTTATAGTATTTTAAGAAAACATAATGTTAAACTACGAAAATCATGAAGAAGATTTTAAACGGTCCCACGGTGTGGAGAGCTAAATGCCCAGTATGTGATTGTGAATTTGAATATGATACCAGCGAAGCTTTTAGAGTTTACGATAAATCGAATAGTGATATATTTAAGGTAATACAATGCCCAAATTGTAAAACTCATATAAAGCATTCAGATTCAGTATCTACCACTACAGAAACGATAAGAGAGGATACTATGACAACATAACTAATTAAAATTTTAGATTATGGAAAATGACCCATTAAAGAAAGAGGCTGATAAGGTAATCAATGTAACTTACATGTTATCTGGAGTATTAGAACAATCATTCCAAGAAATGGATGAAATTTTGGATAGATTACACAAAAGACTTCACCATGAAGACCGAAGGTTAATCAACTCTATCCGAAAACATATAAAATTTCTCAATTCAAACATAGAATCACTCAGAACTCATTCACTTTCTAAGATGGATGAAGAAACAGTAGAATGCTTTGATGATACTACTCTTAGATTTTATGTAATCTTCATGAAATTACTTGAAGTTGCTGGTATAGATTACCTTTGCGATTTACGATTATACTCTCTGTATAATCTGTTAGACAAATATCAATCCCTTACTAGTTATCTCAAATTAGATTCTAGGGCTAAGATTGCTTTCCTACAAGTTAAGAGAGATATCGAAAATGGTCAGTATTCTGCAGAAGATATGAAAAACGTTTTTAAGTTGAAAGATGAAAACCGAGATAAATAAACTTAAGGTAGTATTTGAGGGTAGAACCTTAGAAATAGATATTCAAAAGGAATTATCTATCAATGAGAACTTATTAAATTCTCAGCTAAAGGATTCTCCCTCTAGTTATTATATACTTGCTTCATTAAGAGATAAGTATATAAAACAAAGAGATGCTTTAGCAAGAGAAAAAGAGGAAGCATATTCTGCTGCATGGGTATTTATAAAAGATTCCAATGAGAGGTTCAATAATGATTACGTATCTCATAAAGCTAATATAAACCCCAAATATAAATCTATTTGCAAAAGGTATCTAAAGGCTGCAGCTAAAGCTAATAAATTTATAGCTATCTGTAAAGCTTATGAGAGTAGAGAGGGCATCTTAAGAACTCTTAATGCCAATATCCGTAAGTTACAGTAGGAACTATAAAAGATTACTAACTAAATTTTATAAATATGTATAATTTACAACTTATATCAACTCTAGTAGCTAAGAAGCTTGGTAATAGTATTCCAGGTTTACCCGTAGAAAATAAAATCTTGGTATATTCTCCCAAAGAGATTAATACCACTGCTTCTGGTATTATTATCCCAGATATGGTAAAGGAAGGAGTTCCTCGTAAGGGTGTTGTTATTAAATCTGGTGTAATCACAGAAGAATATCAAACTTACAAGGACCACGTGGAAATTGGTCGTATAATCGAATATGGATTGTATGCTGGTAAAGAACATCAATTCGATAAAAACTGTTTACCTCAGGAATTACAACCCTTTTATGAAAAGGGTCTGTTCACCGTATTAGCTTTAAATGAGATTTCATACTCAGAACCCAATAACTTAGATTGATATGATTAAAGATAAGGACAAAAAGAAAAAGAAATTATCTTCTAGTGGCATGACTACTAAAGATAAGATGTTAGCCCGGAAAAAACAATTAGAATCCAAGGGTAATGGTAGTGGATTGGTATTCCCTAAAGAGGGAACTTTAAGAATGAGAATCAAATCTCCAGGAGATGACCAGGAATTGGGTATCGAATTGATTCAATTCTATCTTAATAAGGATTTGGGAGGAGTTATTTCCCCGGCTACTTTTGATGAACCATGCCCATTTATGGAAAAGTACCAAGAACTGAAAAACTCAAAAGACCCAGATGACCAGGAACTTGCAAAGATGCTGGTACCAAGAAGAAAATACGTAGTGGGTGGAATAGTATATTCAGATGAGAAAGGTACTAAGGTAGATTATGAAGGAAAAGATAAGGGAGTATTAATCCCAAGATCAGTATACCAGGATATTATCGACCTTTACTTGGATGAAGACGAAGCTGGAGATATGACAGACCCAAGAACTGGATACGATATAAAAATTATCCGTTCTGGTTCAGGTAAGAATGATACTACATATTCTGCTCGTGCATGTAAACCTACTAAACTTGACAAGAAGTATTTAGGTAACGTAGATTTGGAATCCATAGTAAGATCTCAGATTAAAGATTACGATGAACTGGAAGAAATTTTGGCATCATTCTTAAAAGAAGGAAGAGATTCTGATGAAGAGGATGAAAAACCAAAGAAGAAAAAGAAAGGCATTCATAAGGATCACTACATGGATGATGATGATGAACCTAAGAAGAAAAAGAGAAAGTATAAGTCAGATATTTGATAAATTGGTTTTATAAATGGTTGGTAGAGGAGGTAATTCAAGAAATTGGTTATCTCCTTTATTTATGTTAATACATTACAGTATGGCAAAAGGAAAAGTGGGTTTAAAAGTTCCCTCTAAAAACGAATTACTAAAGAAATATGGGTCATCAATAGTACTTGCTTCTGAAACAAAAGAAACAGGTCTATGGTTACCAAGTACTTTCTTTGCATTGAATTATACCTTTGGTGGAGGAATCCCATTTGGTAAAATCCTAGAAGTAGCAGGAGAAGAATCCTCTGGTAAATCACTTATAGCTTACAACTTTGCTTATTCATGTCAACAACTGGGAGGGCATGTAATATGGGTAGATGCTGAACAATCATGGATGAATTCCTGGGCTCAAACTAATGGAGTTGATCCAGAAAGAGTTACAGTAGTTAATGATACTCGTATTGAGAATGTTGCGGATGCAGTAGCAGACTTAGCATTATATTTCAGATCTCAGTTAATACACAATGAGCCCATACTTCTGGTAATAGATTCAGTTGCTGCTATGGATTGTGCAGATAACATAGATTCAAAAATGACGGATGCTAAAGCAGAGATGGGAGGTAGAGCAAAGGCTTTGTATAAATACTTCCGTATCAGAAGCGAATTATTTTATCGACTGGGAGTTACACAGATTTATATTAATCAATTAAGAACTGCATTGAATGTTGGATTCGGAAAAGATAATACAACAACTACAGGAGGCGCAGCACTTAAGTTCTACGCTTCAATCAGAGCTGCTTTCTATTCAGGAAGATCTATCACTGTTAAGCAAAAGGGTAAAGAACGCAAAGCTGGGAAACTCGTCACGGTTCGACTTATTAAAAATAAAGTTGCTCCTCCAAGACCTACAATCAGCAAATGCCCAGTATACTTCAATCCTAAGTTCCATGAGGTTGGATTTGATAGATGCTTTGGATTAGAAGATGTATTGGTAGAAAATGATATAATCATTAAATCCTCTGGTGGAGTATATAAACTCAAGGATAAAACTCTTGCAAGAGGAGAAGAGAAATTTCAAAAGCTTTTGGAAGAAGATGATGATCTAAGAAGAAAGCTTTTAAGGAAAGCAGATATAAATACCATTGGTACTACTCGTAAGAAACTAGAAGCTCTTACAGAAAACTGTTATCCCATAGATGGAGTAGAATACGAATCCTATAATGAATCAGAAGACGAAGAGGAGGAAGACGATGAATGATAAAATGTTATGGGATAATATTGATGATTTACGATTAATCAGTCAAAAGTTACAAGAACAGATTACTTTACTAACCTCTAAGGTAGAAGAAATAGAAGAAAGAATATCAGAGTTAGAACAACAATCCGAAGCCCAATTTGAAAGGAGAAGAAGATGAGTAAGAAAACACAATTTACAGGGTCCAAGAATAAGATTAGGAGTCTATCTTGGACTTCTCCCATATATCAACATGGGAAAGGTAAGTATCAAAATAAAATCCTAGAAGATAATATACCCGGATATCCCGGTTACCATATATCCAGAAGAGGAAAGGTATATTCAAGATGGGACATAAATGGAAAGGGTATTCTATGTAAAAGGTACCATATAAAACAACCTCATTTAAATAAAAATGGTAGGTATATAGTTGGTTTATCACAACCCGGTATAGGAACTACAAAGTGGTTATTACATAGATTAGTAGCTTTAGTATATTTGCCCAATCCAGAAGGTTTACCATATGTATGTCATAAGGATAACGTACCAACCAATAATTCAGTAAGTAATCTTTATTGGGGAACTCAAAAAGACAATATGAGTCAAGCTTCTAGAGATGGAAGGATGGTTCAAGCAAAAGGTCAGGATAGTGTACATTATAAGGGTACTGAAATCCAAAGGTCTTATATACCAAAATTATTCGAATTGGGTTTTACCATTAGAGAAGTTGCTGAGATAATGAACTTCGGTACTTCATTAGTAAGGGATTATTATAATAATTATAGAAATCTAACTAAAGGTACTAATCTATATGTACATTCTTATAAAAAGAAAAGTTTATGAAAAAGTTAATTCTACTAATAGATGGGGAAAATCTACTTCATGCTAGTTTCCACCGTTTCGAAAAACTTAAAAGTACTGATGGTAAACCAAGTGGAGCCATCTTTGGGTTTTTCAGATCATTACATGCTTTTATAGTAAGGTTTAACCCATCGAAAGTATACATAACTTTCGATAATGGTCATTCACCATATAGGGACTCTTTATTACCAGAGTATAAGGGTCATCGAAAGAATATTTCAGTAGATTATGAATCTCTTCAATCTCAAAAACGTATTATTATGGGTATGCTTAAGCTCCTAAGAATTAAATATGTTTTTGATAAGCATAATTCTACTAAATATGAAGGAGATGATTTCTTAGCATACCTAGTTTTAAATAAAAAACCCACTGAGAAGGTAATCATAATATCATCCGATAAGGACTTTAATCAACTTATCGGTAAAGACGTAAAAATAAACAATCCAAGAAAAGATGAGATGATTCATCAGGGTAATTGTAAGGAACTATTCGGATATTCTCCTGAAGAAACAGTAGATTACCTTTCAATGGTGGGAGATACTTCGGATGATATTAAAGGTATACCAGGTATTGGTCCTGTAAAAGCTAGGAAAATATTGGACGAATATGGTACTTTGGATAAATTTCTAGAGCATCATCATCAAACTTCTCATGTAGAGATTGCAGAAAGGAATAAGAAGCTTATAGATTTAAGATTATTTCAAAAAGAAGTACCATTATCCAAGTTACCTATGAAAAAGTTTGCTAATAAGGAGATAAAATACAAGAAATTCAAAGAAGTCTGTATCGAATACTCTTTAGCATCCTTTATGACAAATGAATTTATGAAACCATTTAAAGATTTGTTATCATGAAAAGAATTATGTTTGTAGGGCCAAGTGGAATAGGAAAAACCACTTTGGCAAAGTTCATAGAAACCAAATATGGTATACCCTTTATATCTGGTAGTATGTCAGATTTAATGCCCGATACAAAAGAGATGCACCATGCTGAGTTTTTACACCAAGAATGTGGAGAACTCATAAACAAGGATTATCAATTGTTGAATCTGAGAAATAAGCTTTTCAAGGATAAAGAAACTTTTGTAACAGACCGTAGTTATGTAGATTTAGCAGCTTATTTCATATATAAACAATCTACTAATATCCCCGAATGTGAAGTAGATGCTTTCTTAGATATTTGCAAAGATCTTACTATCAAGCAGTGTGATTTATTGATATACCTTCCATTGAGTATGTACAATATGAAAGAATGGCCAATGGAAGACAATAAGAAGAGAATCATAAATAGATATTATCAGGCTCAGATGTCAGATATAATGGGTAACCTGTTAACTCAGTGGAGTACTTTAAGTGTAATAGATATATTAGTAGTACCCCAATTAGATTTCTACGACAGAATACACATGATAATGTCAAGATTGGATTAATATGAAGAAACAAGTAATAGCAATAGTCTTCTCGGATTTACATCTTAATATATATGCTAAGTTCAATGAAGACAATAAAAGAACCCTGAATCATTTCAGGGTTTTGTCGATTATACAAGAGAAATGTAAAGAGTATGATTGCCCAGCACTATTCTGTGGAGATTTCTTCCATAAGCCAGAAACTATGGATCAAGATCTTATGGAATTGACCTATGAGAAATTTAAGGAATTAGAGTTAAGAGAAAACCAGGTAGAGATATTCTCTATATCAGGAAACCACGACTTAAAGAAAGTTAGCTTTATAGGTAATAAACCTTTTTCATGGGTTAAGTTCTTAGAACAATTTGGGATAGTGAACCTAGATTATGGTAAAAGATGTCTGGGTATGAATGCAGTAGTATACGGTATACCCTACATAGATCACAATGTAGGTTTATCTGAATATCTGAAAAATATAAAGCTTGATAAGAATGCTGATAATATCCTTATGCTTCATACTGATTATCCTGGAGCAAAAGATACGGATGGCAGAGAAATTGATTCAGTAGAAAATCTAAATCTGAATGTACTGAATAGGTTTGATTTAATTATTTGTGGTCATATACACAAACCACAAAGATTATCAAAGAAGGTTTATATGATTGGTGCTCCTTTACAACAGAGAAGAACCGATAAAGATTGTAAATTGGGATATTGGAAACTTTATTCGGATTTATCTATGGAATTTGTAGAATTGAAAGGATTCCCAAAATTCGTAGATGTTGAATCCGAAGATGAAATTAAGGATGATGGCAATTATTATACCATTTTACCCAAGAAAACTAGTATTCAAGTAAATACAAACCATAAGATTACTAAGCAAGTTTCTAAGAAAACTCTAGCAAAAAGGTATTTAAGGGAGAAAGGCATAAAGGATGATGCTAAGAAACAACTTTTAATTGATACTTTAAACAAAGCTGAATCATGTTGACATTTACAAGGTTAAATATACAGGGATTCTGTTCTATAGATTCCTTCAGTTTACAATTAAACCAAGATTGTACGGTTCTTATCAAAGCTCCTAATGGTTTTGGGAAATCAACTTTACTGAATGCCTTGGTATGGGCATTATATGGGAAAAATATAAAGGGAGTATCTGAGGTAAATACTTGGAAAGAATACCAACCTAAAGATTATAAGGGAACCATGGTAGAAGTATTTTTTCAGAAAAACCAAGATTCCTATAAGGTAATCAGATGTCAAAAATTCAAAGATTACCTAGAGGATGGTGCTAAGGGAAATGATAGACTCATAATCATTAAAAATGCCGAGATTATTAATATCAAGGGTAAGAATGAATTACAGAATGCCATCAATAAAGAACTAGGATTATCCTATCTGTTATTCATGAACTCTATCATGTTTGGTCAAGGTATTAAGAGATTAATCCAAGAATCTAATTCGGATAAGAAAAAGCTTTTTGAGGAAGTATTCGATTTAGAATACCTAAATTTAGCAAAGGGTATAGCTAATCAAGATAAAGCTGTAATCTTAAACGAGATTAATCAATTAGAATCTGAATCTCTTTCACTAAAGAAAGAATTAGAGGCAAATAAAGAAGCTTACTTTGATTTAAGGTCAAGAGAGAAATCCTTTAAGAAAGATCTAAGAGAAAAATCTAGGAAACTAAAGGAAGAACGAAAAGACCTAACTGCGTTACTTATTGCAAAACAAAAACATATTTCAGATGAGGTGGATGTAGCAATAGAACAAAAGGTAAGAAATCAAACCAAAGCAGTACAAGAGATAAAGAATCGAATTAAGATAAATAAGGAAACTCTAAGTACTCCCTTAAATGAACTGGTGGATGAGTCCATAGAATTAATAAAGAATAAACAATATAAGAAAGCCTTGAAAATGCTTACTCCCATCAGTAAAGCATTTAAAGAAAGGGAGGAACTTCAAAGCTTATATGAAGAATCCGTAGAGAGATTAGATGAACTAGAATTTAACTGCAGTAAGTATAAGACTCTAGTTAAAGAATGTTCCGATATTGCTTCAGATTTGGCAGATATAGACCAGGAAATAAAAGACCTTAAGAATCAGAAACTAAAGGTAATGTCTACTAAATACAAAGAAAGACTAAAAAAGATTCGTAAGGATTTAAGAAAGGTAGATGAAGATTACCATAACCGAGAACTAGAGTTAGAGAATTATAATTGGTTGATAAATGACCCTCTTGGTAACAATGGAATCAAGGCATATCTATTTGATTCATCCCTACATTTATTAAATCGTACTCTAGCTAGTTATTCAGAAGTATTAGGTTTTAGAATTGAGTTTAACATTGACCTCAATTCTACTAGAAAGGATTTCGTTACTCTTATCGAAAGAGATAATCACATAATCGATTATGATGAGCTATCAGGAGGAGAGAAACAAGTATGTAATCTATGTATGGCATTTGCAATGCATGAAGCTTTAACTGCAAGTAAGGGTATTAACCTAGCTTTCTTAGATGAAGTATTTGAATCTCTAAGTTCTGATAACATAGAATTGGTAATAAACCTTATAAAACACATATTCAA